TTCTTTCGGCTAGCTGATCCACCATAGCCTCCTTCTTTTGCGAGGCGCTAATTCGTTTAGCTACTCTACGAGCAACTTCCTTAACGAGAGCATCTTGGCTTTTGTCCTCATACATGCTGTCGCGCATGCCCGGAAGCTCTTCCTCTTCCTCTGGATCCATGGCGACGTCGTCCGGTCCAACATCGGCGACTGGGCCCATTTCTGCGTCTGCATCGTCTGGGACCATTTCTGCGTCTGCATCGTCTGGGACCATTTCTGCGTCTAGGTCATCACCGGTAGAAAGATCCACTTGAATCCCAACTAAGTCTGCGAGTTGCTTGACTAAATCAGAAAACTGGTCTTCCTTATCTACAGGGACTGAATCTCCCATCTCCATATCATCATCTGAAGCGACATCCATTTCCGGAGCTAATTCGTCCTCTGGCGGCATCTCAGCGCTAGGATCCATGGCCGGTTCTGGGCCCATATCATCAATTTCCTCTTCCTCATCTTCTACTGGAAACTCTTCGGAAAGGTTGTATCCCATCTCTTGTAAGCGGCCTGAGCCTATAGAAGGCATATGAGCCAATTTCATGAACTGGCGAACCTGCGCCTCTGTTAAAAGTGTTTTTCGAGCCATTACTAATTCTCCTTAAAGTTTGACGTCAAATATAAATAGTTGCTGTTCTTGCAAATCCCATAAAATATCTTCACTTAGTCATCAAGCAACGAATTACGTTTCAATTTTTTAAGAGCGGCCGTCTCTATTTGCTTAATTCTAGCAAAGGAGACCCCGATTCTTTCGCCCACTTGTCCAAGGGTCATATTTCCATTTTCATATATAGATACAAGACAGCAGTTATATTCAGATGGAAAATCAAGCCAATGGCGGCAGGTTGTTTTATCACAAACCTTTTTATTTTTTATGCACCTCGCAGAGCATTTTTTTAAGCCGTTTCCCTTCATAGTTCTGGGTATTCCTCCGCTAACCTATCAAAAATATTATTGATTTCTCCTTCGTTGAGCCCTAAATCATTAACTAATTCTTTTCCCTGCTTTACTAATCTTTTAGACTTCTGTGCGCGCGTTGTATTCTGTTGTTTGACTTCATCAACATATGATTGAATCCTTTCATCGCCTGTGATATAAGCAGTTACCATGTGGCGGAAAAACTCAGCCTGCTTCATCTTGTCGTGTTTTAGCCGAAGAATTAACTGTGCGTGGCGATGATCCCAATCTGTAAAGACGATTCTTTTATTTGTTTTACCATAATCTTTCACCACTTCCTCCCAATAATATGGGTGTGGCTTTCTGATAATCCTGATGTTGTTTGCTGAATAAACTGTGCGGTGGAATGGAGTTCTGAGATATTCCTTGCGCCGGAGTATGAAAGGCCCGATCGGATGCCTCTTTCAAGGTCAGACAGGAGATGTTTAACGCCTCCTCGGTATGGTACTCTTGACGAGACCCCTTCAAACGATGCATACTTTCCCCTCCAACTAATTTGTGCTTCTTTGCTGGCCATGCCGCGATACTTCTTCCACCGTGTTCCATCCTGTTCTTCGATGATTTTGCCCGGGGTTTCATTTGTGCCAGAAAGAAGCGAGCCACACATTACAGCGTCTGCACCAGCAGCCAGAGCTTTAACAATATCTCCAGAGTTGCGAATTCCACCATCTGCAATGATCATAACGTTTCGGTCCGTCTTGGCACACTCCATTACTGTTTGAAGGCCCGGAAGGCCATGGCCAGTTTGAGTACGGGTTGAACAGATTGAGCCGCCACCGATATTGCAACGGACCGAATCGGCGCCCCAATCAGATAGGTCGTTAACACCCTCTAGAGTCGCGACGTTACCCGCCATAATATGAATGTCACCACCCAAAGCAGTGCGGAGGGCTATCAGGGCTTCTTTCATAAGGATATGGTGACCATGCGCCACGTCAACGCACAAGAAGGTCACACCGGACGCTACCATGGCGCTAGCGCGCTCTAAATAGTCACCAGTCGTTCCAATAGCTGCCCCTATTGTAAGAGGACGGCCAGCGGCCGCGTCCTTGGCGTATGTTAGCATGCGATGTTGCTCAACAAGCGAGGAATAACGGTGTAGTATCGCGACTCCCCCATGTTTTGACATCGCGATGGCCATGGGAGCCTCCGAGATTGTATCCATGGGAGACGCAATTATTGGTAACTCTAATACCAGATTTTTTCCCAGGTCAGTTGATATATCGATATCAGAACGAGAGCGAATATTAGAATATTGTGGGACGAGTAGCACGTCATCGTATGTTAGCGCGGTTTGCAACGAGGGGCCCTTTAGTGATAATGTCATTGTAGTTTGAATTTGTCCTATTTATTTTTGTTAATGAAATCTTTGATCTCGTTAACGCGGTACCATGTCTCACTGTTGGGATTCTTTGGTTCTGGCATTAACGTTACTTTAGTCTCTGTTTCGGATGTTTTCACATGAAAAAATGTTGGTATACCATAAAACTTATAGCGTTGCTCTAGCTCTTGATTATCGTCGTCCATATTAAATGCGTAAAAGAGTACGTCGTCATATGAGTTAGCGATATCTTTATAATAGTCGGCTAGATTATGACATAGATGGCAATGCGGTGCGTAAAACTTAATCATGATTGAGTGGCTGTCTTTGATTTTACCATCGAGAATCTTTACGAGACTCTTTTTATCAATCCTTTGTACTCTTGACATTATCAATTACCTCCTGTGCTTTTTTTATGCAATGTGGGCAGAATAATCTGACCACTTCCTGCTTTACAACGACGCTCCATGATGCTAACATGTCACGGTCCTGCTTGTCAAATGGCTCTGTGCATGCGGAACATTGCGATGGTAGCTTTCCAAACTGGGAAATTTTTTGGGTAAGATTTTCTGTGGCATCTTCTCCCATTTCCTTGCTCATTGCTCTCCGGGTCTCGCGGTTCATTCGCTTTCTTCCGCCTTCTTCTTGCGCGGGGTGCCCTTCTTTACGGCGTTTGTATTGCGAAGTGTCGGCGACATTTCTTCAGTTATGACCACCGGTGGTGGGGCAGGGGCGCCCGGTGCAGCGGCGGGGTCTGGTGTCGCCGATGCAAAATACTGTTGGAGTGTCAACATACCGCCTTCAAATTGCGCTAGCTTAAGCGCCTGGACAGCAATCTTATCAGCGTCTCCTTCCTCTGCTGGTTTTGCAAGGGTATCCTTAATAATACCATATACTTCGAGAGCTTTGGCTCGTAATTGTAAAATTGCTGCTTCTGATGTTTCTTTAGCCATTGTTGTTCTTTCCTTTTTTACTGTTGGGTTATCGGTTCATTGCGCCGAAGACTTGTTGCTTGCTTTCGCCATCAAATACCACCACTGCTGATGGAAATGGGGCGCTGTTTGTACTATCTCCAAACTTTAAGCGGCCCTTGACGAAGTACAATTCTGATGCTAGCATAACATATTTATGCCAATACTTGGTGTCTGTTCTTGCCGGAATGAGCATGACCACCTTTGTGTGTGGTTTCAGCGACTCGCGATATCCCTTTTCAATCCACCTGTCAATGCCTCTTCCATACGGAGGGTTAACAAAGCATGTGAATCCTTCCCAATCCTTTCCTAAGCCGTCCTCTATTTCTGTGAAGAAGTTTGCACACTTAGTATTGTGGGGGCTAGCGCAGGGGTCCAGATCAAATGGCCCGAACCGCCAGTTTAACTTATCAAAGAAGTTTTGTGGTGTCGCCCAATCGCCTGTGGCTGAGCTAAATAGTGTTTTTTGTGTTGCTTTATTCATCTGTACTCCCCAAGGCTCCAGCGCCTCTATCGCTAATTGTGACGGCTGACGCGTATAGCTCACGTTCATATGTTTCTACCGGTCGTGGATGTAGTACCGGCACCATTACCAGTTGTGCAATCTTATCGCCGGCTTTGATGGACTGACTCTCAATACCAACATTATGAAGATTTACAAATACTTCACCGTTATATCCACTATCTACGACACACGCCCCTACCAGCAAGCTTCTCTTGGCCGCCACGCTTGAGCGGTTCTTCACTTCAAGCATGAAACCGTGTGGTACCTCGAACTTAAGTCCTGTTGGAATAACACGACTGGTGCTGGGAGCAATGCATACCTTTAGATGTTCATCTACTGGTGAGTAGAATACATCGAGGCCCGCGTCAGAGGGATTTGCCCGTACGGGCGTCTGAACCAGTGGATGTGTCTTGGCATATTGAATAATCATTTGTTAGCTGCCTCTTCCTGTTGATAGGTGCTTGAATCAGGAATAATTACCATATCTAATTCCATGTTTTCCACCTCTGATCTAATTCTTTGCCCAAACTCATCCTCAAATAAGTCCAGCAAGACTCCTTGATGCTCAAGAATTTCATTCTTGGTCTCATCATCTTGATACATAAGAGAAATACAAATTGATGAAATCATTTGATAGTTTCTTGCGACAAGCTCTGGATCTGTATTTTCAAAAAGCGCTTTCTTAATCCACGGAAAGTCAGTATTTATGATCACAGTCACGAACGGATCGCCCGCAGTGTATTCCACATTAAATGGGAAGGGGGAGCCAACCCACTGTTGCTCTTCAATTCTAATGTCGATATCGGTGTGGCCGGCCATGATGCTGGTACCACGATACTTAGAGTTCTTGCGACCGGTCGGCTTTTTCTTGCTCTTCGAAAAGATATTTTCAACCTTTGAATTTTGCTTTTCTTTCTTGGTTTGACGAGCGCGGCCGAAGTGTTCAGAAGGCAATGAAGTTTTTTCAATCACTTTCTTGATTTGATCTCGGGAACCTTTGGTTGTCTTAGCTGCGTTGAGCCTTGATTCTTTGGATAAACGCTTTATGTGCGGGCCGATTACATATTTGTTGATCCAGGTTTCAAATTTTTCATCTAAAACCACTCCCTTTTTTCCATAATCGGTGGTTATGTACGTTGGATTATTTGGATTATCTCTCCCGTTGTCGATAAAAGCAATCTCCGCAAACATGTTAGACGACATAACAGTGCTCTTCCATAAACTACCGCGGCAAATCTCGCGACCATTACGGATATAATATGCTCCTTGGCGCTGTACTCCAGCCATAAATTGACCAAGGCCTTCGAGGCCGGGCACTGCCGAACGTTGTTCACCTTTATGAAGACGCGTGTGTGTCAAGCGAATCTTAAATTTCCACCCATTGTAATCCATGGTCTTGAATCCACCAAGTTTATCACCATAAATAATATCGGTGCGATCACTCGATACACACAAAGGATCGTTATCTTTCGCTACTGGGGGAGAGCCTTTACCGCCGATATAAATCTCTTGCGGAAAACTATATTCTAAGCCACTTTCTGTGTTTAACAGATGGCGGTAGGAATGTTCGACTCTATTACGAAGAGTGGAGCGAAACGCAACATGTGTTGGCAAAGCGGTTGAAATGTCTTCAATGATTATCACGGTTCCACTGCCTATGCCAACATATTTTTTATAAATTCGTACCTGCTCCTTCGTCAATTCATATCTTTGTAAGAAAGTAGCAACCCATTTACCAGAACGTATAGTTTCTTGAAAGTTCCACGTAGCCGCTACCAAATTGCTAATATCTGTAGTGGTTGTGAGTATCGTGACCTGATTTCCAAGAGTCTGTGCGGCGGCCTTAAGGCCCATCCCAAAAGTACCGGTGGCCTTCTTTAAATTATGGCGTGTCGTCGACTCTCCCAACTTGAAAATGTTACCACTTTCTAGGAAGCTTTTTTCGATTCCGGTGCCGTTGTCTGCGAATATAATTTTTTCAATCGAATGATCAGCGGCACTGACCCGTATCGGATCTACATATACCTTCATCTTCTTTTTGTGAATAGAATACTGCCTGCGCATTGCATCCTCTGCGTTATCCAGTAACTCCATGGCTGCTTGTGGCCATTTATAACCTGTCCGGCCGGTAGCATACAGCACCTCCGTACTAGGCGTAATGTCAATTGCTTTAGGCATCATCCCCTCCAGAAATAGTCTTAAAATTATCGACTACCTCGTCAATGTTGAAGTTACCACGGAACAAACGATATGCCTTCACTGCTGCTCGAATCTCATCTGTATTTAGCCAGCCGTTCTGGCGAAATTCTGAACGTAGCTCGCGCTTTTGTTCTTGGTAAGGCTCGATGCACTCTTCAATCGCTGATAGCGATCGAATATATTCCTTAACGTATTGCTTCTTCTCGTCGTGTGATGATGCCATTTTCCCTCCTTGTGGGTTTGGTCTTATTTACTCTAATATTATAACAAGCCGCGGGGGCGTTGTCAAGTACTATTTGTTAAAAACTTGAGGGCCGAACAACTGAGACATGAACCTCTTTACGATGTTATCCTTCTCGCGATCGCTGTCGCACTCGGAGAAGATGTAGTTGTATGTATTCTTCTCTTTTGAAAGTTCTTCGTTCAATGTACCTGTCTCTTTCTTCATCCAGCGAATTTGCTGTTTATAATTCTTGGGGGTTGTGATATTAAACTTTTCTGCTATGTCGAGAATAATAAAATACTTGCGTTCTTCCAATGCCGTCTTTGCTTCTTTGAACATATTTAACTTAACATCTCTTTCCTCGTCTGTCAAGCTCTTGTCCAATTTATCCGGGTGGAGCAGTAGTGCTATTTTTCTAAACACTTTATTAAACGCCTCATGGATCTCCATTTCATCTTTCGACATTTGGTAGTCACCTAACTGTTGCGGATATACCTCGCCATCGCTGCTATTTAACTGCTGTTCGGGGGGGGCATTATGAATTACGAGAGATCCATCCGTATAGGCACCAAGCTCGGGGTTCTGCTTGTTGTCCTCGGGTGTGCCCTCACCTTGATATAATTTATCAAGCTTGGCGCTGTGCTCTTTGTTTAACCCAGCAAGGTCAAGCTCATTTTTAACACAATAGTCTTCGTAGTGTGCTTGAAACTCGCGGGAAGACGCTTTATTAATCTCCTTTACGAAGTCAAGCTCTTCATTTATAAACCGAAGTTCGTTAATATAACGCTTCCATCTAATTTTTGTGCTAACCGCCATGGTACGCTCTCCTTAACCGAAGTTAAAGTCAACACTTACCTTGATCTTAAGTTCTGGAATAAATAGATGACTTGCGAGGTTATGCTTCTTGCATTCGTCGGCCTCTATGAACCAGTCAGCGTGGCCCTTCTCATGGACGATATCGAGGAAGTAGTCCTTATGGTGACCACAGTTCTCTGCCATCATTGTATAGATCTTCTTGTTGAGACGATCAGTCTCGTCTGCACTTACTTTAATCTCTTCTACTTTGCCCCAGGCCATAGAACTGACATCATGAATCATTACCGTTGAATCCGGGTCCATGTATCTATACCCTTCAGTACCAAAGCTAAATAAGATCGCTCCACATGACATGGCTTTACCCTGTACGATGGTGGCCACCGGGATCTTTGAATGCTTAATATCTGATATCATAGACATTAAACTGTATACTTGCCCACCGTAACTGTCTATTATTATTGGGATAACTGGCTGCCCTGTGTTCTGGGCTCTCGATATTAAACTTGAAAACTCTTTGGCGGCGGCGTCATCAAACTTCCTCACTCGTAATACGACCGGTAGGTCTGTTTTAAACTCTGGCTCTTTTAAGAGCGGTGAAAAGTACTTGATGATGTTCATTGTTGTTTACCCCAATAGTCGAAAATTATATTTAATAGACCTGGTTGAGAAACCCCACTGATCGTTGTAATCCAGCCGGCTCATATACGGACGGTTAACATGAATGCGATCTTTTTCGGGTTTTACTCCCCAGCACCTTATCTTAGTTAGTTCGTTATTAGAGTCAATCACCTCTAAGATCCAATAAGTCTTTCCATTCTTTGTTTTGCGAGGCACGACTTTGCGAGGTATAAACCAGCATACTTCCAAATCCGGGTCAAACTCAGAAATTGGTGGAATATACTTTTCTTTTAGCTTCATGATCATGTCATTGCTCATAACAAGGTTCATCGGGAAGATCCCTGTTAGGTCAGTTTTAAACTGGATGATCTCTTCCTCGGAGAAGTCGCCTTCTGGCTTGTATATTTCCAAATTCTCCAAAAACTTCTTAAGATTTTTTGGGCGCTCTACGACACACGCACTCCAGAAGTGTTTTCTGCCAGTAAAACGGTCATCTACCAGATTGTCTAATGCACCACCTCTGCAAAGGGCGTCTAGGGCTTTCTTATTGAACTTGCTATAGGACACCTCTTCTCGGAATAGTAGGTCTTCAGCATTCATGAAGGGACGGTGGTCTAACACTTGCTCAATAGCTGACATACCCAGTCCTTTAATAGAGGTAAGAGGTTGGATAAGTGTCTTGCCATCTTTACTAATCTCCCACACTGTGCCCGATTTGTTGATATCAAGAGGTTCGATATCAAAGCCATGGCTCTTGGCGGTGTTGATGGCTTTCTCCTTGCGTGCTTCCGGCTCTTTGTCAAGGAATGCTGCAACCCACTCGCTAGGATACTTCTTCCATAGCCAGGCACACTGGTAAGAAATAATGCTGTATGCTGTCGCGTGGTTCTTTGAGAAGCCGTACTTCGCGAAGCCCTCCATCAATAACCAAATCTCTTCGGCTGTGCTGATAGACATTCCCTTTTCGCTAGCTCCATGGATAAATTGCTCGCGGAACTTTACTAACAAATGTTCCTTCCCTGTTCCCTTCTTTGTAAGAAGCTTACGGATTGTGTTACCGTCATCTCGGGAAATATCCTTTCCGATCCTGTGAGTGATCTCGCTGATCTGTTCTTGATAGATAACATGGCCATAACTTTCTTCTGTGATCTCTTTAAAGATAGGATGGTACCATTCGATGGCAGTGATGCCGTCCTTGGCTGCGATATACTGGTCGTGCACCTTAGCTGACAATGGTCCCGGCCGGAAGATGGAGGTTACTGCTGAAATCTCTGCGATGTTCGTCGGCTTTACGTTCTTGCAGAAGTCCTGTGCGCCGTTGTTTGTGAATTGGAACGTGCCGGCAAAGTTGCCCTTGTGAAACACGTGTTTATAAACCGATTGATCATTTAAGTCTAACACATCTGGATGTAGTTTCTCGTTATAATAGTCTCGGATCTGATCGAACGTACATTCTTCTACCCCATGGTGGCGTCGGAGGATGTGTTCGATACAACCTTCGATCATCTTCAATGTTGAAAGCCCAAGCAGATCAAACTTGATGAAGCCCATCGGTTCAAGGTGCCGTACGTTCTGGCCCTCGGCCCAGGGTGACTGTCGCACGCCGCCGCTGTTGATGAGAGGCATATTCTCGTTCAGGTTTTCCGATACTAACAGACCACCAGCGTGGCGTGAGCAAGATCTCACTTGCCCCACCAAACCCTGAACACGCTCTTGAACCTCGGGGTGCTGCGCTAAGAATGTTCGCAGCGATGTTGAGAATTCTAGCACTTCTTCCCAAGTCGGGACATACACGCCAGCACTGATGCCGTGTCGGTCTTTGGCTGGGCCGATGGCCTCGTTCATCATAGCACTTGTTACAGTGTTGACTTCTGTAAATGGAATATCATATAACTTTGAGATGTCCTTGATGAGAGACTTCAATTGGAGCGTATTCCAATTTGAAATAGGAGCAACCCTATCCTCTCCCCACTTCTCGATCAGTCGCTCCTTCAACTCCATCGGTGCTGACACATCTGTATCAATATCGGGGTAGTCAGTCGCATCTGATCGCAGGAACCGCTCGAAGGGCAGCGCATACTTGATAGGATCGATCTGCGTGATCTTCAATACGTAGGCTACCAGCGAGCCGCATGCACTACCACGGCCGGGACCAACCAGCATTACCGCAGTAGCCTCATCTACAATGGCTTTCATTGTAAGGAAGTATTTGCTAAACCCGCGGCGATCAATAACATCTAGTTCGTGTCTAAGTCGTTGAACATACTCATCATTTGTGTGTAGCTTTAACTCTCGCAGTCCATCAATGGCGTAGCGAACGAGTGCTTGGGTAGCGGTCGCTCCCTCGGGTACAACAAAGTCAGGCAGACGAACGGTTGTGTCCGGCATAAAACTTTCGATGCGTTCGTGGGCAATACGGTATGTCTCTTCGATGCTCTGTAAAACCAGTTCGTCATCGTATTCAGCGCCTTGCAACTCGGAGTAGTGCTTATAACTCTCCCACATTTGGTCGCCGTTCTTCGGATATAGTTCATAACCGATCGTGTCTACACTGTCGGGGATGACACTCTTCTCTTCATCATCTTCTTGATCAGTCTTCCACTTCGGTTTGCCCTTACCTATCCAACCAAGTTGTTTGTATAACTCACGATCCTTCCACGCATCAGGGTTAGGGTAGTGACTGTCTGCGGTTGAGATCATCTTGATATCAAATTCTTTTGCAATCTGAATAATATGTTTGTTGAGTTCGTGTTGCTCAGGAATGTTATTCCACTGGAGTTCTGCATACCATCGATCTCCAAAGATCGATTGCATCTCTATTGTTGTCTCACGCATTGCGTCTAAAACTGCTCCAGTGCCCTCGTCGCGGTTCTCCCAGTAGTTCCCAGCGTACACACCGCCTAGACAGGCAGAAGCCGCTATAACCCCCTCTGAGTGCTCTCGCAACAGATCATAGTCCATACGCGGGTAGCGATAGAAATACTCCTCGGTATAACTCTTAGACACCATTTTATACAGGTTATTTAGTCCTGTCTGGTTCTGTGCCAACAAGATAAGATGGCGCCGGCGCTTGAGGATAGGTTGTGCGGCTTTTGTATCGCCCTCGTCCTCGGCTGTCGCTCCTGACTGAGCAGATTTCTTGGCTGCACGTGCTTTCTTCTTGTCCGCCATCGCTGCATCGTAGGCTTCCCGCCATTCTGCGACTGATGTGGTGAAATAGGCCTCGACCCCAAAGATGGGTTTGAAGTCTTTGCCTTCTGCCTTCATCTTCTTTGCGTGGAGCACCTGCCACGATAGCCCATTCATATTACCATGGTCTGTTAGTGCCAATGCATCGCCGCCATTCGAATAACAAAAATCCATATGTTCTTGCGGGTAACCAATGGCATCAAAAATAGACCCTGCCACACTGTGTGCGTGTAGTCCAACAAACTTAATCACTTATCTCTCCTAACTTTGATCCAGATACCCCAAATAATAGGCACTACGATCGGGTGCAAGCACAACAACCAACTTATTGGTGCGCCGGTAATAAACCATGGGTTCACATTGTGACCCAGCCAAATGAATAGTGCTGGGAACAATACATCTTCTATGATCTCCCAGGCTATGATGATGAGAACGAGGGCCATGCCGTGTTCCACAAGCGTATCCATCAACCTTGACGGTCGAAAGTGCTCCATCTTGTGTTTAATGCGATGCCATACCCACCGCAGTGCGTCTTTCATTCTTCTTCGCCCTCACTATATGGTAACTTAACATATTCGTGGGGTGCTGTCAACCCCTTTTCGGGGGTTTCTATAAGATAGTTTGACCCAAGGTACTCGCAGTATCCATCAAAAGTTGATAGATCGTGGTACCAGTCAAGGTCGATCTTGGTCGCGTTGGTCTCGCTGACCATCTCGAATATCTTCTGAAGGTTGAAGTGGCGGGCGCTCCACCTCTCCTTCAGTGGTAGTTTCTTCGAAGGGTAGTGGTCTCCGGGTAAAGGGGGTAAAAACTCCCGGGTTGTTTGTTTGTTTACCGAACGTCTGCATTTTAAAAAGTCTTCTCCTGTAAAAGTAAATGCTATTGGTATGTTATTTTTGGCAGTATCGCCATCATAGCATAAGAATAGGTTGTTGGTTTTGTGTTTTATTATTTTTCGGTGTTCTCGCACACTGTAGATGTCGTAAGCCGACATCGGGAACGATACATAGTATTTGTCTGGTGTTATCCACTTAGAAATTTTATAAGCGCATGACCAAGATGAATAAGCTCCATGTATAATACTCCACCCATATGAATCGCGGCGGTCGCGGTCCTTTGGGTGTATGGGTACATAATAAATAGGTATTTCTACGCGTTTCTCTCTATTAAAACGCACTGGACGACAATAATATACCGGATCATACACCCATTCTCCCACAACTTTGCGGATCAAGGGCGCCAGATCTTCATTTGCTACTATCCAGATAGTCGAGCAGCCGGCCATGGCACACTCAAAAACTGATTTTTGAATAGCAGTGAACCCTTTATTGACTGGGCTCAGGACATCTGGTGTTCTTAAGCCGAAGTCAGTCTTTAGATTCGCAACCGGGATTATTCCCGCTACATGTATTTTCGGACGCATTTTTTACCCAATGC